TCACTTGATTGCAGACCTCGAACGGTCCACGAACAACAACATCGAGCATCAATCGCTGGAGTTTGTGACCTTTACGCTGGTGCCGTGGATGACACGTTGGGAATCGGCCATCGAAACCCAGTTACTCAGCGATACCGGGCGGGCCGGGTACTTCGTTGAGATCGACGCCAACGGTCTGATGCGCGGAGACGCGGCCAGCCGTGCAGCGTTCTACAAGTCGGCCATCAATGATGGATGGATGACGCCGAACGAAGCGCGGGTGAAGGAAAACATGAACACTGAACCAGCCGGGGACGTGTTTATGAGGCCGGTGAATACCTCATACGTGGGCAAGGACGGCCAGCCGGTGTTAATCACCGAAAAGAGCAAGGCGACGGAGGAGGTAAAAGCATGAGTATCGACAAGATGGAGCGCCGCACGTTCGGCTTTGAACTGCGCGACGGTGACGAAGGCAAGATGCCGACCATTACCGGGTACGCTGCCGTGTTCAATTCGCTGTCTGTCGAAATGTATGGATTTCGAGAGAAAATCGCGCCGGGTGCGTTTAAGAAAACGCTAATGGAATCGGACGTTCGGGCGCTCTGGAATCACGACACAGGGAAGGTTTTGGGGCGCACGAAGGCCGGGACGCTGACATGTCGCGAAGACGAGAAGGGGCTGGCAATCGAGATCATGCCGCCCGAATCGGCTGAACACATGATTGAGTCGATGCGGCGCGGCGACGTTGACCAGATGAGTTTTGGATTTGAGGCAATCAGGGACGCATGGGAAGAAGATCGCAAGGCCGGGACGGTGACGCGAACCCTTCTGGAGTGCCGATTGTTTGAGGTTTCTGTGGTGGCGTTTCCTGCCTATCCCGATACAAGCGCGAGTGTGCGGGCCATCGACAAGGCCGCCGAACTCCGCAAAAGTTTTCAGCAGACCACGGAAGCTATCACGATGCCGGCCGCAATTCGCCACATCGCCGATCACCGTCGGATGACTCTGGCACTGGCCGAACGGCTGGCGCGGTAATACAGACAAAACACACAAGGAAAACTCTTATGACTGTTCAGGAAATGCGCCAGGCGGCGCAGAACGCAGTAATTCGGGCGCAGGCAATCCGCAACCTCATCACGGCGGAAAACCGAAGCGCCACCGATGACGAAAATGCCCGTTTCGACGCGGCGATGAACGAACACGACCGCTACATTGCGGACGCGGCTCGTGAGGAGCGCGTAGCGGCTGCTACGGTCACTGGCGCGGCTCCCCGTGCAGGCGCTCCGAACCTTGACGGGCCACGTTCGGCTACCACCGTTCACGACCGGCGCGAGGATAAGCCGTGGGAATCTTTCGGCCACATGCTGATGGCTGTTCGGGCTGCTGCTGCTCCCGGTATGCAGACCGCTGATATGGACCCTCGACTTCTTCGCGGCACGCCTTCGGGCATGGGTGAACAGCTTCCGTCTGATGGCGGTTATGCCGTGCGTCCCGATTTCAGCGACGAGCTGATCAAGCGCACTTACGACACCGGCATCCTCGTGGGCCGCTGCAAGTCCATGCCGATGGCGGGGAATAACCTCATCATCAACGGCATTGACGAGACCAGCCGTGCGACCGGTTCCCGGTGGGGCGGCATTCGAGCCTATTGGGCCAACGAAGCCGACGTCTACACCGGCAGCAAGCCGAAAATGCGCCAGTTGAAACTGGCCCTCAAGAAGCTGACTGGCCTTTGCTACGCAACGGACGAACTGCTCGAAGATGCGCCTGCTCTCGGTTCGCTCATCATGGACGGATTCTCCGAAGAATTTGGTTTCCAGGCCGACGACGCCATCATCAATGGCATCGGCTCCGACCGTCCGCTCGGCATCCTGCAATCCGCTGCGACTGTCAGCGTGGCGAAGGAAACCGGGCAGGCCGCTGCAACTCTCGTTCCGCAGAACCTCGCCAAGATGCGCTCCCGCCTCTGGGCCAAGTCTCGCAAGAACGCCGTCTGGCTTGTGAATCAGGACATCGGCGCGGAACTCGGGCTGCTCAAGCTGCCTGTCGGCACAGGTGGGCAGTCTGTCTACCTCCCCGCCAACGGCCTTGCTGGCCAGCCTTACGACACTCTTTACGGGATGCCCGTGATTGAGATCGAACAGGCCGCAACCCTGGGCACCGTGGGCGATATCATGCTGGTGGATCTGAGCCAGTACATCTTCGTGCAGAAGCCCATGCAGACCGCTGGGTCCATTCACGTTCGCTTCATCTACGACGAAATGACCTATCGGTTTACGTGGCGCGTTGACGGGCAGAGCGCCTGGCACCAGCCGCTTACCCCGAAGAACGGCACGGCTACCCAGTCGCCTTTCGTCACTCTCGCGACCCGCTCGTAATCAACCGGCGGGGGCGGCGTAACAACCGCCTCCGCATCAATCCCAAAAACAGGAGAAAATATCAATGCTTCCCATCCAAACAGTACATTTCGTTAAAGGGATCGATCCGGTTGCCGACGCGCTCTCGGGTACGGTCTATACGGACATCGTTAATTGCGCCGGGTACGGCGAGGTTACCTTCGTCCTCTACAACGGCGTTGGCGCGACGGGCACCCAAACCCTGACCGTTGAGGCTTGCGACGACACCAGCGGGACCACTACCGCCGCTATCCCGTTCTGGTACCGTCAGGTGACCACGGGCGACACGGAAGGCACTCTGGCCGCTGCGACTACGACCGGATTCACCACGACCGCTGGTAGCTCGAAGGTCGTAATTATCTCGGTCAAGTCAAACGCTCTGGCGGCTTCCGGCTATCAGTACATGCGCCTCAAATCCGTCGAAGTTGTCGATTCCCCCTGCCTCGCTGGCGTGCTCATTCTGATGAGCGAACCGCGAGACTCCTACGAACCGCACGCAACTGCGATCGTGTAACCACTAGGGGGGCTGGCCTTGCGGCTGGCTCCCCACTTTTCCAAACGACACAGGAGAAAAACATGAGCACAGGCGTAGCACTCGTTACGTCCGACTGGAACACGTCGGGCGGGCTGAATTTCACAAAAACAGACGGCACCCTACTCGGCACCGTCAACCCTACAGGCGCATCATTTAAGCCTTTGGCGGGAGCATCTTCGCGGATTTACGTGGGCGGCATTGCCCCGCACACTACCACTACCGGGACCGATACCACGCCCGCAAATGGCCGGATCTTTATTTCTGAAGTACAGATTCCCTACGACGTAACGCTGACCGGCGTTTCGTACCTCATCGGGTCTGTCGGCGGCACGGATAAGGTCGTTGTGGCGCTGTTTGACGCGGGGGGCGCGGTGCTGGCAAGCTCCGCTGTTGACTCGTCCGTCACTGTCGGCACTACGGCAACATTTCAGCGCGTCCCCTTTACCGCAACCTACGCGGCGCGGGCCGGTAAATACTTCGTCGGCGTGCAGATGAACGGCACAACGGCGCGGGTGCGTACCCAGGCATTCGGGGACCACGACACGACGACCGTTGACCAGACGTTTAATACGCTGGTGGCGATCACGCCTCCGACGACCTTTACCGCCTCCAAGGCTCCGATTTCGATGCTGTACTAACGCGGGGAAATCATCATGGCTGGCACTCTCACACTCACAGAGACAACGTTCTCAGGCGTCAAGCGGATCAAGTTTGCATGGACCTCTGACGCCTCGGGCAATGTCAGCGGCAACGTTACAACAGGCGTTTATGACGGGGCTTTGCTGCTCTGTCAGACCGCGCCGGGGGTGACGACTCCGACAACCTACACCATCACCATCAAAGACGCAGACGGAAACGATCTGCTCTGCGGATCTGGCACGACCCGGAGCACGTCCGCAACCGAATACATCAAGGCTCCTCAGGGGGCCGTCGCTGGCTCCACGCTGGAGCTTGGCATTGCAAGCGCAGGCAACGCGAAAAACGGCGTGGCTTACCTCTGGCTGCGATGACCCGATACCCGTCAAACTACTCGCTGGTGACAGCGGCGACCGAGTACCCTGTTTCCCTCGCGGACGCAAAGCTACACCTGCGGGTAGACATTGACGAGGATGACGACCTGATTACGGCTCTCATCGGGGCCGCGACGGAGCACGTCGAAGCGTCAACGGCGCGGGCTTTGGTGTCCCGTACGATTGATTTCTACCTCCCGCAGTTCCCGTACAATTCGGGCCAGATTGACCTGCCATTGTCCCCTGTTTCGTCGATCACAAATTTGGTATTTACCGACACGGCGGCGACGGCGCACACATGGACCGTCAGCGGAACCAACCTGCTCAACGAACTCGGGACCATCAACGCTCATATCGACCTCGTGAATGCGCCGGCGCGTCTGGTGCTGGCCTATTCGCAGGTCTGGCCCTCCGACATCCTCAAGACTGTCAACCCGATCAAGGTTCGGCTGGTGGCGGG